AAATAATTAAAGCTTTAGGAAGTACATAATAAGCTCTTGCAGAATCTTCTCTTAATTGTGAAAAGTTAAATCCATTAGTTTTAATAAAGTCTTTTGAAGTAAAAAGAACATTATTGCAATCTCTCATATAAATATAAGACAGTCCTTTGCACTGCATTCCAGTAATAAAATCTTGTATAAAAGTAGTTAAAAAAGAATTCTGGTTTGCCGTTTGAAATTCTTCAATAACGTTCAAATTATTTAAACCATCAGGAAACTCAGGAGCTGAATTATTTACATAAGTGTTTATTCTATCTACCATTGTTTTATTTGTAAAATTAACAATGATAAAAATGTTATCATTTCTATTTAAACCTCCAACATTAATAAATACAGCGGCTGGCACTCTGGTAGGTTGAGGAGGACATTTATAAGTAACATAACTAGGATAAACCGCAAAAGCTCCTTGATCTCTTAAAAATTTTACATTAATAAAATGTAATCTAGCGACTTTAGTATTTAAATTGACAATATTATAAACTTCATCGTCTATTTGATTTTCAAGTTTGAATAAACAATTTTGAACTCCAAAATAATTGAGTCTGTTTATTCCAGTTGTAGGCATTTTTACAAAAGACTGAGAAGTAGATGGATTATAATTCGCATCTTTCAAACTTCCATTATTAACAAAACCTAAGCTACTAACATTTAAGTTAACAACTAAATTGTTAATTGAAAGTTCTTTATCTTCAGCAGTATCATTTAAAAATTTAATTTCATTTAAATATATATTATAGTAATCAAAATCTTCTCTTTTTGGTAATTTACTATATATATTTAAATGAGTAATACATTTTGGAACGTTTAAAGTCTCAAAATTTGGATTCATTGAACTTAAAATTTCAATGTTTATTACACTTTGTAAACCTGGAGAATTATGAGTGTTATAAAAATCTAAAAAATCCGTAATTTTATCGCACCCTAATTCTAAAGCTTCTGAAATACTGCTGCATGGATTTAAAGGATCAAATCCTCTACGTTTTGAAGGATCTCTTCTTGTATTTGAAGAAACGTAAATTGTATTTAACTGTATAAGTTCAGGACTGTAATAAGGTTTACAAAAATTTCTAAAATCTTCATTTGGATTATATTCTTCTATAGTCGCAACTTTATTACAAACTAAAAAGAACTTATCTAAAGCTTGCGTAGCTTCTTCTACATTTTCAAAAGCTTCTCCTTCAAGCCTTAAATCCCTAAAGTTAAACCTGCATAAAACAGAATTGTTAGATGCATTATAAATCCTAATATTTCCAAATCTATCCGTTTTTAGATAAATAGAATTAGGAGCAAATTGAAAAACTGTGCCGCAATTATCGACAACAATTGAATTTTCTAAATAAGAAATACTTGTTAAACACATATGAAAAAGAAATAAAATTTATTGAATAATAACTTGATTATCAGTATTTATGTTTAATTGTAAATTACTTGAATTGTTTAATAATACGTATTTCCTAAGCCTAGTAGGGATAGACTTAAGACCATAAATATTTATTTTCTTTAAAAACCCAGTATAATAATTGCTAAGATCATTTTGAATATATTTATGAAATCCATATTGACTAAAATCATACGCATACATATGATCAGTTACAGTATTACAACCTTGTAATTTAAATTCATTAAAAAGTTGAGGCACATCAAGATTAACATCATATGGCCCATAATCAGTTAAAAATCCTCCAAATCCGCAATTAACAAATTCCGGGTTAGAAACATTTTGATACACTTCTACCAAATGACGATAATCAAATGGATACGATATACTATTATTAGGATTAACTATATATGATTCAGGCGCGTAATGATAAAGATAAGAAAAATCAACGTTACAATTTGAATTAACATCTGAGTTACCAGGCCAATACCAAATTTGAATAGACGAAGCGGTAATACAACAATCAGAAACAGACAAAAATCTACTGCCATATAATGAACGATTACAAGGATAACCTTGTCTATCTACTCCATTTTGACCTAATATTTTTAAAACAGCGCCTCTAAATTCAAAGAAAACACGATCAATAATAAAAAGAACAAATTTTGCATTTGCACTAAAAACATAAGCATATCCTGGCGAATTTGAACCTCTTAGTTTAGGTTGTATAAAAACGCTATTCATTACGTAAAAACTATAGGGCATACCTTTTATCCCACTTAGTTCTTGTAAACCTTTTAAGTTGAAAATAATATCGTCTTCTCCACTTTCAAACTTGTAATCTAATATAACTTTCATATAATAAAAGGAAATACTAATGGGATATTTAGTTTCAAAAACAAAACGTCTAACCCTCATAGTAGCTAGATAACATCTATTTTCAAATGCTTCGCCATGAAACTCAATATAGCAAATCCAAAATGGAATAGTTAAAATACCCTCCGAAGGCACATTTGGATTGTCCCCAAGATATTCGCTTGGATTACTCGCTACAGTTTTACTATGTATGCCAACAATACCCCTTGTTTTAAAAGATAAAAATCTAAATCTAACATACGTTATAAAACCATTAAGATAATCTCGCTTTACATTATTCATTTTTGATATAGCCTCTTTTACAGATTTAAAAGGCTTTTCTAATGTCCCATTCCTTTCATTTTCTGGAACTTCTGTAACGTAACTTATATAAATGTCATATTGTTTATGAGAGCAATTAAGCCGACCGTCTAAGAAAATTAAAGGATCTCTATCTGGAAGAACTTCTACAGGAGGATTATCATTGGGCGGACATTGAGGACATTCAGGACAAGGAGGACAATCTCTATTGTCAGATGAAGGAGGCGGAGGAGGAGGAGGCGGAGGACTAACTAAATTTGCGCTTACCCTATCGCAAATAAACAAAACTTTTTCTAAAGATTCTTTTAAGTTTTGAGGTCTTTTACCGCCAATCGTTACATTTGAAGTCAAACATCTTGAAGAAAGAATAAATTCACCCTCAACTTTTTTATATATCTCTAAATAAGTTGAATTATTTTCTTCAACAATTTTATAAAAAAGCTCTGCACCTCTACTTTTATATTCAGAAGATTCATATCCTGTAGGACAAGAATTCCTTTGTTTTACCAAAATTAATGGATTTTGAAAATTAAATCTCTCAATTATTGAGATATCAAGATCTCTACAAGTGCACATAAAATTAAGAAATTAAAGATTTATTTTTACTACAGGTAAATAAGATACTATCTAATACAGAAGCTAAAGCCGTTGAATTAAAAGCATAATTATAATCATTTATATAAAAATGTTTTTCAAGACAAGTAGCTAAAACCGTTTCTTCTTCAGATTCTTTATGAATTATTTCTACAACCGCAGAGCCAGTATGAGGATCTTCTAAAGCTACTCTATAAAAAAGGTTTTTTACAAAATAATCTCCTTCAAATTTACCGCAAGAGCCATTAAGAAATAATTTTACTTTTCTTTCATCATGACGATTTGTACTAGAATCAAGTAAAGTAATTAAAGTTATATCATTACAAGTACAAGTTCTTCTATTTTGAGATTTTATATTTGAAAAATTATTTACAACTTCAATATCGCTATTACCTAATGGCTGATTATTAAATTCTATATTAGCAACATCGCAAGCGATTTGATTCCCATGATAAGGAGTTGTAATATAAAGTTGACCATTTATTATTTTAAAATTAACATCATTAAAAGTCCCTAAATAACTTTTAAAAACTAAATTACCATTACAAACTAATTCAGTATCAACTTTTATGTATCCCTTATAAGAATACATTTTTATATTTAAACATGTGCACATATTATTTATAAAATAATCTTAACAAAAAATTAAAAATGCTATAAGCAGATATAAAATTATCATTTGTATAAAATAAAAAAAAGTCGAATTTTGTGCTTATACAAAATTCGACTTCTAAACCTTAACAGAAGAATACATTCTTTTCTGGGTCTCTTCTAATATTGCCATTTTTACCTTTTGATTTTTTATATCGGAAAAAAACTTTAAAGCCTCCTCTTTACTATTGCCTAAAACAATCTTGTTAAAAATATATTCATTTGTAGACCCATTTATACGGATAACATTATTTTGAATAGCTAAAGAAAAATCTATATTGTTCCTTGTTTTTTCTTCATTTTCAAAATATTCTAAAAATTTACCAGGGTCTTTTTTTATAGCCATCGCCAATTTGTTTTCAGCAATTTCAGGCGTCACATTTTTTATACTATGTTCATATAAAGCTAAAAATTCTATTTTTTCGTTTATGGTCATATTATAAAGTTTTTGCAACGCCTTAAATTCTAACTGAATTTTCTTATTGGATTTAATTGCATCCGATTGTAAATCTTCAATATAAAACAAATGCTTAAAAGTGCACTCCTCCTTGTTAGAAGCTATAACAGGATATAAAAATATCATCCTAAATTCAATTAAATCTCTTAAAACGCTTAAATTATAAACTTTTCCTTTAGGAGGAATTGTAATTATAAGATTGTCCCAAAAATTTTCAGGTATTTTATCCTTTATCTCATTATACTCTTCTTCAGTATGATTTATTACTATCGCTCCTAATGTATTTCTTAAAGGAAAAAGTCTTATATTTGCGCCAGTTAAAATCTTAGGTCTATTCGCAATTAAATCAGTACTAGGCTTCAAATAAATTAAACCTTTATTTTCTACGTTAATAATAGGAACTTTTCTACCTAATTCTAATTTAATCTGTTTATCTATTACTATCATATTATAATTGAGGTATTATTTGGATCATTCCACAACTTAAAGGATTTCTAATCATAATGCCAATTTCAGACAAAGTGTAACACATAAACCCATCAAATCCATTACTTCTCATTAACATCTTTGTTCCAGTATTTCCATCAAAATTAGGCTCGCTACCTCCCGCAGTAAACCATTGAACTAAACTTCTATTTTCTCCTTTTGCTCCTCGGGTAACCATTTGTATATTCGGAGAACCATCATAATCGCTAAAATCTAAGAAATACATCTTATAAGATTGCATCGGCAATCCCGTAATAGGATGTAATTCTGTAAATATAGAAGTATCGTCAAACATTGGATGGTAAACTACAGTAAATTCAGTATTTAAAAATCCTTTATAAGTTGTAAATTGACTTCCAAAAGAAAGTTCATTACCTGTTTTCTTATTAATAAAAAAGGCGCCTTCTACAACGTTTAACCCTGCTACAGCATTCCGAATAGCTTGGTCAAAAGCAATTAATCCTCCAGAACCTGTAAATAATAACCTTTTCACATTTTCAGCGTCGCTAGAACAACGCATAATGTCTAATAACATATGCCGCAATAACTCTTCCGTTAAATTACTTGTCACATACGTATTAGCCCCAGTAATCTGCTCTTCTACTCCAGAACCTCTTTTTATAACTCTTCCGTTAGCGCCAAAATTGGCAAACGTTTCATCGTTCAGCTTATTATACTTGCTAAACCATAATTCCCTTTCAATCATTTTATTCCATAACCGCAAAAAATCGTATTGCTGTTTGTACATCCACAAATCTTGCTTGCCCTTATTAGTTTCAAACCTTAAAACCATAACGGCAGTTTTTGCGCTTCCCGTCATACCCCAAGCCATACGATGAATACCCATCTGGTTTCTAAACCACATAGGAGTAGCGGTTTTCATACCACCGCCTTCCGAACCTTCTTCAAAAGCAGTGCCTATCCAACCTATCTCTTTTCCAATTTGTAAATAATTAGGATTTACAAATTCATTAGGATTATTTCCTATAATCTGAAAAGTATAGCACCAGTTTGAACCTTGCCTATAAGGTTCTTCCATAACCCTTGCATATACTTGATCAGGCATACCGCCTCCAAATAAAACAGTGTCTCCTAAAGTGAAATACTTTTCAGCTACAGGAACTGTAAATAAACTAAAATTTATACCCGGAAAAGCCGCAGGCGCAGGCTCTGAAACTCCTGTGATAGGAACAGCTCGAGTCTCTTGACCCATTAAAGCCCATTGATATTCGTCATTTCCTAAAATTTTATAATTTTTTTCGCTTTTCCCTATTCTTCCTAAACCTTGCGTCAACCCTTGCAACAATCCATACTTATTCCCATCTCCTTTGCCCATAAAAGCGTAAACAAGAGTGTCCGCAACTTCTGGCTTAATTAATAAAGCGTTAGCTAGTTGCGCTTGGTCGGTAAAAGTGCCATCCGACCATTGAGCTTGTATAAATTGTGTTTTTAACATAAATTATATTATTAATCTAAAATATCTAAATTTAAACCGCCTCGTTTAGTTATTCCTTTATTTCCTTTTTTAGTAAACATAGTCTCAGCGTTCTTTTTTAACTTTTCTTCTAATTCATCAATAACTTGTTTTTTTGCAATTTTATCTAATTTACCGTCTAACAAACCTTTAAATATAAAAGCAGCTATCTTTAAATCAGCATTTTCATAACTCATTAATTTTTTTTCATAACGCGTCAATCCATCATTGTCTTTTTCAAATAAAAATCTGAGAAAATTTTGTTTCTCAGCTTTTGTCATATCTACCCCTAAAGTATCAGCTGTTGAGTTTAAAATAAAATTCTTGGCATTTTCCATATACTGATACCTTTCTAAAGCTTCTTTTTCAGCTTCTAACTTTTGTAATTCAAATAATTTTTGTTTTTCTTCTTCATAAATTTTCTTTACAGTTTCATAAGATTCTTTAGCTTCGTTTTCTAATTCATTTTCTTTAGCTAAAGTTGTTATGTAACGTTTTATCTTATCATCGCTCCATTTTGTAGTAAGCTTAAGATTTTGATAAACTATATAAGCTTGATGTTGTTCATTCGATAAATCTAAATCAGGTAAAGTATTATTTTCTACAACTTTCAAAAAATCTTTAGGATTGCCGCCATTTTTAACATAATTATCAAAATCTTCTACAATCTTATTAGCATATTGAGGCTTAGAATTTTCAACTACAATATCCGTTAATAATTTAAAAAACCCCTCAGGACTATCTGATTCTAAGTAACTGTCATCCCAATCCCATCCTAAATGGTCAAAGAAATTTTTAGCTAAAAGAAAATATATCCCGCTACTAGAAGAATCGCTTTCACTTTCATTTGTATTACCAGAATCTTTATTAACTTTTGATTCTTCAAGTTCTTCGCTATCTTCCGACTCCTCCTCAGGATCTACATTAAAATAAAACTTACCGTCTTCAAGAAAATCTAAATCGTCTTTATTTTTATTTTCTTCTTTTGAAGATTTATTTGAAGACTCTTGTTTATTAACGGGTTCCTGAGGAGAAGAGGAAGAATTATCGTCTATCGTTTCTACGTCAGAAAACAAGTCTAAATTATTATTAAATGAAAATAATTCCTTACTCATCTTTTTTACTTATATTATTTTTGTTCAATTGCATTTCTTTTAAATGTAATTCTCTCTCTTTTAGAGATTTTTCAACCATTAACTTTTCTCTTTCAAAATTTAATTTATCCCTTTCTACTACGTCTAAAATATTGTTGTTATTGGCGTCTGCGTCTAAGTCCATCCTATAACTGTAAATCCTACCTTCAGCGTTAATTTTAGCGACTTCTATAGAACCTTCATTTTTCAATTGTTGCAACTTTAATTCATTATTAGATTTTATAATTTCTAACTCTTTTTGGAACTCTAACTGCAATTGTAATTGTTGTTGAATTTGTTGCTGTTTCATTTGTTCTAATTGCTGCTGTTGCTCTCCTTGTTGCCTTTGCAACTCTTGTTGTTTTTGTTGATTATACCTCTCCGCAGCTTTTAATATTTCTTCAATCTCCGTAATACTTTGGCTTTTAGAAGCTGTAATAAAATCTTTTAACGTAATTTCTTTTTGTTGTAAAGCTATTTGCGCTACTTGCTTTAAAGTCTCTAATAACTTTAAATCAAAAGCGCTATTTGTAATATATACCCCTAACTCGCTTAATTTAAAATCTTCAGATATTTCTATAAACTTTTTTGATAAATCGTCTAATATAAATAATATTTTTTTATTTGTCTTATACGTTTTTTTTGCAACGTCTAATAATCTATTTAATACTCTTCTTTTTACTTCATTATGCGTATAAAACCAAGCTTCTGTAATAGCCGTACTTTGCGTAACGCTTCTTTCTATCCCTGAAGCCGTCTCCCTCGGAGAAACTTGACCTTCCCTTTGCTTAGTAATTCCAGTTATATCCGCAACAAACTGAATAATAAAATTTAAAATAGATATATAATGCTGAGTGCTATTTGCCGTACTCCTATCTACTACCGCAAATTGATTAAATGTATTTCTTACCCCTTCTTTTTCATTATAACTATTTATAAAAGCAACATTCATCGTATCTAATATGCCCATCCATTTATCTAAAGACCATCCATCCGTATTAGGAATTTGAGCTATATCCATGATGAACGCAGGACCTTTATCTCTTGCTAAATTCAACTTTAGCTTGTGCATCACAACATTAAACATATATTGATAGGGTATTATCCTATCTAAAAAAGAATAAGGCTCTCTTATACCTACATAGTTACTTTGATTTTTAAAAATATCGTCAATACTTGTATATTGATTAGAAATAGGCCTTAATCTTTTGTAAATAGAATCTCCAATTTTATAACCTTCCCACCTTTCATTTACCCAAAACCATTTTATCTCCGCATCTTCAGGATATAATTCTCCATCTATAACAATATCTTTATCTATACCTCCTGTTTCAACATTATAATTATAAATTATACCTATTTTACGCAAAGATTGCCATTCAAATCTCGCTACTCTTACTATTGTATTTGAAGTTCCTGCGTAATTTTCAAAAAAACTAAAATCATATCCTCCATAATAACTTTCTCCAATTGAACCTTTATTGCCTTCAATTATTTTTATTTCTTTATCTGTTAATTCTTCCCAAAAAATATCATAAACTTCAGGCGCCGTTAAATACCGAATTTCTCTTGTCCACGCGCAATCTTCTATAAATTTTGTTTCCGTACTGCTTTCGCAATCAAATAATAAAGGGTCTACAATCCTAACAACAGGATTACCGCCTTCTTCTCCAATAAAAAATATCTCAGAACCGGTAGCTAGATATTTTAAAAAATTATAATTCATCTCATATTCAAGATTTAATTCTTGAATCAAATATTTTAAAATATCATTCGCTATCTTTTCCGCAACCCCGCTATAAGAATATGAAATGTATTTTTCTACCGCCTCTAAATTAGTTATAGGATTTCCTTGGAAATCTACAGGCGGCACAGGTAAATCTCCCAAACTAATAGATACAGGATTTTCTCCTGAAGAATCCTGAGAAGGAGTTGGACGCTGCATTTCCATCTGCCGCTTTAACTCCTCCGCAAACATTTGCATTGTTATACTTAATATCAAAGATTGCTTTTCCTTCTGCAATCTCGATATATTATCTACGCTCTTGTCTACAGCTACAAAATTAAAAGGTCGATTTATATCTTCACCCCTAATTAAATTTAAACGCGGACTTACAATATCATAATGCGTAGGAACATCTGGGAAATTTTTAGCAAATTCTTTAGAATCCATATACGGCTCTAATAAACTTAAAACTAAATTCATATCAAATTTCCCTTGTTCCGCTAGTTCTAAATTAACGGCTAAACGCTTCTTGTTTTCTAAAGTAGTGCCTGTTACTGAATTTGTATTCAGTATACTTTTTTCAATATACTCTATAACAGATATAGCCCATTTCTCTATACTGCCAAATTCAGCTTTCTTTTGCGCATCCGTTAACTTTTGACTAGGGAAAAAATTTCCAGGCCCATTATTACCATCTTGATATTGTATCACAATCTAATAAGATTATTTATTTTATTCTTATAATCTTTATTATTAAAAGTCAATGAAAATTTCCTATCAAATTCTCTAAAGAAATCTTCAGATTCTTTTATTTTATTTATCTTTTCCGTTTGAACCCTAAACATTTCCATATCTTGTATAATACAGAGACCAAACGAAATAACACGATCAAAATTGCCCTTATTAAAATCATAACTAATTAACTCTTTTAATAAATTTATTGAATATATTGTGTTTAATCTAAATTCATTTTTACTCTCATCTAAAGGCGTTATTAACCAATTATTTATTTGATTTAACATATACAACTTTACTTGTTGCGTCATATGTATCCCATAACGCCTATCAACATACGTATCTTTTAATATATCTTTTAATATATCCGGTTGCGCATGCAATAATCTTAAACTTTTTTTTGTCTCAAAATATTGCTTTAACCCAGGTATATTATTTTCATATAATACTTTTGCATTGTAATACAAACATAACCTCCTAACCCCCTCATGATAATCATCCGTATTCTCAGGCCTACCCGTATACTCCGCAACAATTATATCATGCGTATAAGAACTATTAAAAAATCTTTTATATATAAAAACGCTGCCTAAAGATTTGCTCTTATCGCTAGCGTCTTGAGCGTAAGGATCGCAACCTCCAATATATAAATTACTGGGAATAACTCCGTTTAACTTCAAAGGCTCTTCATATATACAAACGCAGCCTTTTATATCAACGCCCTCTTTTATCGGAAAATCAACTTCTCTTGCGTAAGGATCTTCTACAAAAACTACTTTATCTCCATCCAATTCTAAATACCCCCGCTTAGGAGAAAACTCAGGCGTACGCAATACCCGCTCAATCTGATCTTGCAATAAAGCTACAGGAAATATATTTGAAGCGCTCGTCAAAAAAGCTTCATCCGGCGTTAATGGATAATATTGAATCTCTTGCAATAAAGCGCTTAAATTATGACCCCTTTGAAGCAAATTTCTTCTATTCATTAAAGCCTGAATAGCTTCTTCTTTTAACGAATTCCCTAACTCATCTTTATAATCATTCAAAGCCATCCACGCAGGCATAAAATACGCCGTCTTATGATTACTATTCTCCACTTCAAACGATAATAAATCATAAGTCTCAGGATCGTTAAACATCTTCTGCGCATCCACACTCCCACTCTCCATATCCCCGCCCGTACCTACTAATATCGGTATCCCAAAATTCTTTGAACCTTCTTTCCAACAAGGCGCGCTGCTATTATAACTCATAATTAAATTTGGAAACATACCCACCTCCTCAAATACAAACACATCCGTACTTAATCCATTCGCAGCAGTATGCCTGTTTTTGAAATTCCTAAAATATATACTCCTATCTGTAGAACGCTGAATCCAAACATTATACTTATCCTTTTCACGCCAACCGCTCTGAAACTCTTCGTCAACATCGTCTTTTATCAACGGCATGAAAAACTCCGTATCTTTTAAACCTAATAAACCATCCCTAACCTTATACATCAAATCTCGACCTTTATCCGCATCTCCAGTTCCTACGCAACCTTTACTGTTGGAATAAAATATAAAGTTATGAACTAATATAGCGCTGCTCATATAACTTTTCCCTACCCGCCTACCGCTTATCATCATCAACCCCTTCTTCTCCCTTCGAGCGCGCTCTACTAAATCAAAAAACTCAAACTCAATATCTCTTAAAAAAGGTAATCCAGAAGTCTTTCTTCCTGTACTTTCATTTAATATTTGAATCGTATGAAAATTTACATAATAATACAAAGCTCCAGATATCCACCTCCCGCCTACGCTATAACCATTTATACAATAGTTATATTGCTCCCGCCATAAATTTTCATACTCCAAAGAATAAGGGCTTAATTTATTAAATAAGCCCTTCCGTAAAGATACCCCAAACCTTGTAAATTCATTGGGATTTACTGTCATTTAACTTACCCATTTATTTAACGGACATCTAGCTCCAGGCGAACGCCATTTCGCTTCCATTAAACAACCGCATTCTAAACACTGATATCTTGAAATGCTTCCTTCTATATTGTTTGTATAAGTTTTTAATTTGTCGCACGCTAAACAAATAGATTTCCTACTTTGATAAAAATCAGGCATAACCCCATCCGAATAATTTGAAACCCCAACGACAATATCGTTAGCAGTTTTTATAATCTTTTTAGCCCCCTCAATTATAGAATTCCCTTTCTTCTCTTCAGGATTGTTTGTTATCTTTCTTGTCATAATTGTTAAAACGTTTATGGTAACTTTTATTATTATCTCTATAATTATTTAATCTCCTATTTTCTATCAAATTTAATAAATCAGGATTATTTAATATTCTCCTTTTTAACTTAAAAATACCAAAATTAGTTATAATAATAGGCTTTTTACAACCCGTCTCTATACAATCGTATACAAATTTAAACTGATAATATGAAATTTTTGAAATTACATGGCCCGGTAAATCCTCAAATTCCAATTTTAATTCCTCTATTATGTGTTTATCGTTTTCCATCGCTATTATAATTATTTTGTAAAACCCCCTTCGCTAACAAACTTAATTTCAAATCTCCTTTTATCTTTATTTTCCCTTGCTTATTTATCCTTTCTAATATTTCATCCTTCTGCGCTAATATTTCTTTACTGTTTAATAACATTTTATCTATACTTTCCCAAATTTTTACAGACTTTTCAGGAGAATTAGACATCAACCCCTCCGCATGCTCCTTTAACCTCTCTAAAAATAACCGCCTACTCTCAACCGTCTCCTGCCAAGTATCTAAATATCTATATTCGCTGTCTTTTTGTAAATATCTATAAACTTCTATAATCTCTTTTAAATTCTCTTCATTCTCTTTAAAAAATCCTTCCTTATCTAAAAAATCTTTTTCTATCAATTTTACTCTTTCTTCATAAGGAATAGTAAAATAACGACTTTCATAATCATATATAAAATATATAGCCCACATAACCGTACTGCTATAATTCTTACCCTCGCTTTTATCTAATTCATAAAAATCCCTAATACAAGATATAGCTAATAAATCCGAATTATCTTCCCAAAAAGATACTTGATACCTGTATTTTATTTCACTCATAATACTAATTAAAGTTATTTCTATTAATAAAAAAAATTTTTTTTATTTTTTTTTCAGAGTGAGAAAAAGGGAACCCACCGGCGCTACCGCGCCGGTGGGCCAAGAAAAGGGGAGTCTTTAATATTTTTATTAATACTATGGATTTATTCAAAAAAGCCCAAGAGCGGGCGCAAGCTCTCGGGTTTAAAGAGGAACTAGATGTTACTCTCAGCGCGCAAATTGTTCCCCGTGGCGGGAAAGACGGTAAACAACAATTTAAGGTTGTAAAATACAGTTCTACGAAACAGAACATTTCCTGGGAACATCCCGGAGATCATGTTGTAAAAAAGACTTTTAATGGGGTAGCTTATTTGGAATACGTTCCAATTATTTTAAAGCTGAAACCCATGCAGATTGCAATTTATGCAGGGTATAAGTTCATATCGAAAGACCTAATTTTAGAGAGCCAACAATCACTTTCTTATTCAATAGGTATGGAAAAGAAGTTGATAAAAGGTTCATCAAGTAATATGTTTGCTCTAGTAATAGACATTTGCGAAGCTTTGAGCAAAGTGGATATTGAGATATCGAGGGTAATACAAGAACGCTATTTAGGGCGTGTATTGAATACGCTCCAAATAGAGTTTGATTCCCCGTATTTAGATTTAAATAGTGGTAGTAATAATGAAAAGTCTCGTGAATTAGGAAAAGCAAACGTTTAAAGTTTGCTTTATTCACAAGACTTTTGTAAGTTGTTTTTTTGCAATCCCAGGGGAGCAATCCCTTTGGGATTGCTTTTTTTTAACCCCACGCAATTAACTAGCGACAAACAAGCCAACAAGGTTGCAGGTATGTTAATTTACTTAGTCATGAGCAAAGAAATAGTAAGACTTTTGGAAAATGTGGAGCACGATGATTTTTCGTGCAGGAATTACTCCATATATAGTATCGCGGAAAAATGCGAGATCATTTTAAAGGAAATAGGATTGACCATTACCTATAACGAACCAACCATTGAATACAAAAACTATGGAAGGAAAAGAACATTAGAATGTACCGTCGACCAAACTGGGTTTAAGTTTTATATAATTCAGTATGGTAATAATGGTTTATACAATACATATTTTAAGTATGAACCTTATTAATATCTAAGTATGAACCTTATTAACATTAACCGGGAATGGAAATTCCCTTATCATCCAATTAAAATAATAACAATATCTTGTTCTTTTTTCAGGATAGAAATAAGAAAAACTTATTTCCCAAATAGCACTTTTTATCAGGTTCGTATTAGGAGGCGTTAAAGCCTCCTTTATTTTTATTATTTACTATGAATATAAATAAAATTGGAAAGACACAGAGGTTTTTATTAAAAACAATCTGTACAAACATTGCCCTCTCGTATTATACGAAAGGAAGATACCAATTCTGGTGGGATATAAATTCCTACCTGTACAAGTACTCACCATTGAAACTAGACATTATTTACACAGAGTTTAAAAACCCAACAGTCGACGGACAAGTTGGGGAAATTAACGTGTATTGGGAGAAATTGCTGATTGCCCAAATCAGCAAATATTCAACCTACCTAAGATTTGGGGATCATATCCGACAAAATTCTCATTTCCATTTATTAGAATACACTTTAGATTTCAACGAGGGGCTATAAACCCCTCTTTTTATTTTATAAACAACTATATAATAAATCTTTATAGTATGGAAATCAAAGTAAAAAACGTCATCGAAAGAATCTCCTCCCTAAGTGGGACAAAATTCTTAACTGGAACCCTGGAATATATGGGAGAAATCTATCAAAACATAATAATTCCAGAGGAAAAAAGCGCAATTAAATGCGCTGAATTAATAGTAACAAAAGGCATCGTAATAATTAACCAAAACATATACCTTCAACCGTCTTTAATAGCCGTTGGAGAAGAATGCGATAACCTAACATTCGTTAATTACAGAAACTTACTTAAAGTTTTAAACATCTCCTTAGATGAGATCGAAAAAGTAAAGTTTCTTAAAAGTCTATATGGAAACTTCAAAGTTTTATTAACCGATGAAGAAATAAAATTTCACGTTATAGAGCTTGAAAAAGCTCTAAAAAACAGTGAAAAATGGAGTAAAGTACTTGATATAAACAGCATCAAAATAGAATTGTAAAATGGAAAGGGTTCAATCCCTTTCCTTTTATTTTTAATTACTATGAAAAAACGTAAGAATAAAAACCAAGATGTCATGATATCTGCTTTTCTAACAAAAAAGCAGACAGAAATCAACCTAGAAAAAGTAATTCCTATAATTTCTACTTTAAAAGAAATAGGAGTAGAAAATGTAGAAATTACAAAAGACTTAGGCGAAGTAAAAATACTTTCCAAAACCAAAGACATATCCATTGAAATTGTCTATGAAGATGGTTTCACGTGGAACAAATTAAATTGGAAAGGAAAAATAAACGATATAGTTTCAAACAAAGTTTACGCCAACTCATAACAATTTACAATATGATATCAGAAGAAAAACCATTACAAAATGACGAAAATACGCAAAATTTAGATTCATATGAAAATCAAAACGATTCATATGAACCTGAATATGATGAAATAATAGAACCAACAACAATTCAATATTTTGATGGTTTTACATTAAAAACTTTAACATGATTGACAGAATAGGTAAATTATTAATCGAGCTCGGGGCGTTAAGCCCTGAGCTTTATAAAAGAATTAATGACGTTAAAACCGGTTCCATAGCAATGGACGGGTTTAATATAAAAGTAGAAAACGGGCAAATTGTTGAATTCAAGACAACAAGAATAGACAATTTAAGATTTAAAATCGAACCAGTTCTAGAAAAATATCAAGAAATGAAAAAAGAACTGGAAGAAGCAAAAAAAAGAAGCGACGAGTATGTAAGAAAATTAACGATGCTTGGAGTAATACTTGATATACTTCCAGATGACTTTAAAGAATTCAAAGAAAAAGAAGCTGAGGACATAGACAGGTTCTATTATTTATATTCATGCGTCTTAGAAAGATGAATGCAAAAATTGACAAGTAGGCAAGCTTTTAATAAAACTCGGGGCGTTAAGCCCCGAGCTTTATGAAGAAATACAAAAAATACAAACTAAGTTAATAATAAAAAACGGATTTGTATTAAAAGTTATAAATTATTTATATGATATAAAAAAAGTAAAAAAATTATAACGACATAAAGAAAATGAATGACATTGTAAAGAGCGAAATTTATAACGACATAATTAACGACGTATCTATGTTTGTAGAAGATTTAATTTATTTTGATGAATTAAATAAAATAATGCACTTTTATGACATAGAAATAGATTTTGTAACGTCTTTAATAATAAATAACGACAAAAACGTAA